GGGATATAGTTCCTAACAATGATGAATTAATATTGTTTCCATCATTTTTACAACATAGTGTTATGGCCAATGAAAGTAATGAGGATAGGATTAGTTTTTCTTTTAATTTTGTTGTATGATAAAAGATATTTACATATTTGATAATATTATTAACACTAAAGCTCAAAAAGATATACAAGATATAATCTTTAATAAGATAAGATGGCAGTTTATATCAGATGTCACTAAACCAGATAACAAACAACAAAGACCTGGTTTTAATTATCGTTTTATAACTAACTCAGAAAATATATATGAATGGCACACAGATATGTGTAGAATTGTTGATGCCGCTTGTAAGAACATAAACTTTCAAAGAAAAGATTGTTTACAAGGTCGTTCTTTTTTACAACTACCTTTGAATTTAAAAGATAGAAGTATAGACGCACCACACGTTGATGCTGACGTAGATCATATTGTAGTTTTATATTATGTAAATGATAGTGATGGTGACACAGTAATATATGAAAATTTATTTGAAGGTTATGATAAAGTGCCTTTGATGAAAGATTTAAAAGAAAAGAAAAGGGTCACACCTAAAGCTGGTAGAGTTGTTATATTTAATGGTAGACATTGGCATACAAGTCATCAACCAAAAGACAATGTAAGGTGTGTGGTTAATTATAATTTAATATGAACCTGGTAGTAAACAAAACAAATTTTCATTTAAAGGTTAGTAGGACTAATATTTTTTCTACTATGATTGATGATGAAGATATGAATAAAAAATTAGTAGAACAAATTGATATACAGGGTGATTGTATGAAACATACATCAAATGTCAAAGCACAAATGACGGAATGGGAAATGTGGAACAAACCAGGTTTCAATACTTTTGCTCGTTATTATGCAGATGTTGCTCATCATATTACAAAAAAAGATTATACTTTTAAGTGTGAATTAGAACATATAAAAATATCTTGTTTGTGGGGTATAAAGTATATGAGCGATGATTATGCTAAAGAACACGATCATTGGCCAGCAACATTTGGTTGTGTATATTATATTAATCCACCAAAAGACTGTCCAGGATTATATTTTAAAGAATTAGATTATACGGTTGTTCCAAAGCATGGTGAATTAACTATTTTTGACGCTGCTTTAAGACACGAAGTACCTAAAAAATCATTTATTGGAAATAGATATACAGTATCAGGGAACATAACCATAGATGGATAAATAGTATTATGAGTAAATTAGAAGAAAAGGTAAACGAAATATTAGGTATTGATAAACCAGAGCCTAGTAAACAAGTTGTTAAACAAGAAACTAAGCCACCAGTTCCTCGTATGGAAGACGCTAAAAAAGCAGATGTGGATAACGATTACAAATATAGTAGAGAAAATTATTACAATTTAATTGAAAGAGGACAAGAAGCGATTGAGGGTATATTAGATATTGCGAGAGAAGGTCAACACCCTAGAGCTTATGAAGTTGCTGGTCAACTAATAGGACAAGTAGGACAGACTGTAGATAAACTACAAGACTTACAAAAGAAATTAAAAGACTTAAAAGAATTACCTAAAACAGCTAACGCCAACATTAAGAATGCTTTATTTGTTGGATCAACAGCAGAATTACAAAAAATGTTAAACAAAAAATCTGTTGAAACCAATGTAGAACGTAAAAAAGAAAATGAAAACTTTGAAGGCAAAAATATTACACCCGAAAAAACAGATACTAAAGATAAGTGATCTGTCATATAATCCACATTATTATAAAAATAATGTACCATTAAATCAAGGTGTAGATAAGATAACAAATATTATGGAGCAACCAATTGAAGTGTTTAAACACAAGGTTAGTAAAACTCCAAGAATGGGTGCGTTAGGTAAACCTTATATAGAAAAAAAATATAGTGTACAAAAAGGTGGTCAAAGAGTCACTAGAGCTGTTCAATTAGGTTATACACATATAGAGGCTATTATCTATGATTGAGCATAAATTTCCAAAAGAAAGTCTTATAGGTGGCTGGTATATACCAGAAAAAATTTGTGACGATTTAATAACATACTATAAAGATAATACAAATTTAGCACACAGTGGACAGAAAATTGAAAAAAACTCCAGTGTAGAAATTGTGAATGATATGAGAATGCCGTTAGATAAATCTAATCCACACATATCGTTTAGAAATTATGTGATGAGTTTACAAGAAGTTTTAAATAACTATACATTAAAATATGATGATAGTCAGCGACTACCAGTATATGAATTAGAACAACATACTAACTTACAAAAATATGAACCTGGTCAAGGATATAAGGTTTGGCATTTTGAAGATGATGGTAAAATACTTAATACAGCTTTAGGTAATGCTAGAAGACTTTTAGTTTTTATGACTTATCTTAATGATGTAGATGATGGTGGTACAGAGTTTAAATATCAAAATATTATAACGCCTGCAAAAAAAGGTTTAACTTTAATATGGCCAGCACCTTGGACACATACACACAGAGGACAAATTAGTAATACTAAAACAAAATATATAACAACAGGTTGGTTTAGTTATATGGAAAAAGAGGATAACGGTGAGTGATAACGCATATTTAGGAAACCCTAATTTAAAGAAAGTAAATACACCACAAGAGTTTACTAAAGAACAGATATTAGAATATCAAAAGTGTATGGGCGACCCATTATACTTTATGGAAAACTATGTTCGTATTGTATCACTTGATGAAGGTCTTGTACCTTTTAAAATGTATGGTTTTCAAAAGAAGATTGTAGAAACAATACACAATAATAGATTTACAATTTGTAAATTACCTAGACAGTCTGGTAAATCCACAACAACTATTTCATATCTATTACATTATGCTTTGTTTAATCCTAATTCAAACATAGCGATACTAGCAAACAAATCATCTACTGCTAGAGATATATTAAGTAGATTACAGCTTGCATATGAAAATTTACCTAAATGGCTACAACAAGGTATAATCAATTGGAACAAAGGTAATATAGAATTAGAAAATAAATCAACCATAGTCGCAGCGGCAACTTCATCATCAGCCATTCGGGGTGGCTCTTACAATATAATATTCCTTGATGAGTTTGCTTTCGTACCAGCGAATATATCTGAAATGTTTTTCAGTTCAGTTTATCCTACTATATCTTCAGGTACAAAAACAAAATTAATTATAGTATCTACACCACACGGTATGAATCAGTTTTATAAGATATGGACAGATGCAACTAATAAAAATAATGATTATGTACCTATTGAAGTACATTGGTCGGAAGTACCAGGTAGAGATCAGGAATGGAAAGAAAAGACTATTAGAAACACAAGTGAAGAACAATTTTCACAAGAGTTTGAGTGTGAGTTTTTAGGTTCAGTAGATACTCTAATCTCACCAGCAAAAATTAAGAACACTGTTTACATTGACCCAATACAATCTAAAGGTGGACTTCGTATGTTTCAAAGACCAAAGAAAGGTGGACTTTATGTTTGTACAGTTGACGTTGCCAGAGGAACAAATAAAGACTATTCTGCGTTTGTAATATTTGATGTCACAAAAGACGAAAACAAAAAAGTACCTTATGAAGTGGTTGCGACTTATAAAAACAATGAAGTTAAACCATTTGTTTTTCCAAATATAGTTGCTCAAACTTGTAAGGCATATAATGATGCTCATATTTTAGTAGAAGTAAACGATCTTGGTCAATCTATATCAGAGGCAATGCATTATGAGATAGAATATCCTAATATATTAATGACTACTCAAAAGGGTAGAGCTGGTCAAATACTTGGAGCGATGTTTTCAGGTAGAGGTACATCACTAGGGGTTAGAATGACAAAGCAGATAAAAAAGGTTGGTTGTGCGAATTTTAAGACGCTTATGGAGGGTGATAAACTATTAATCAATGACTTTAACATAATTGAAGAAATGTCCACTTTTTCTCGTAAGGGTAATAGTTGGATGGCAGAAGAAGGTACAAATGATGACCTAGTAATGTGTTTAGTAATATTTGGGTGGTTGTCAAATCAACCTTATTTTAAAGAGTTATCTGATAGTAATATTAGAAACCAAATGTATGTAGAAAATCAAAAACTAATAGAACAAGATATGGCGCCTTTTGGCTTTGTTGATGATGGAGTTAATACACCTGAAAATGAAGAAACCATTGACGAGTATGGTACTCGTTGGTATCCTGTCGTAAGAAAGGGTCAATAATCTCTACTTTTAGGTTATTATAAATATCTACAATGATAAAAAGTTTGACTATGGGCGTAAGAAAACTTACGAATTTTGAAACTAAACAATAATTAGCTAATTAAAGAGGAGAATTAACCAATGGCATTTCAAGTATCACCTGGTGTTCTCGTACAAGAAAGAGACTTAACAAATAT